ACCTTCGGCCCCGAAGAGCGCCTTTTGCTCCTAGATGAAGGTCTCTCGACGCTGAAAGCGATTTTGCCAAAATCCCGATACCCTAAAGGCATGATGGAATGGACCTCGGCGGTCGAGCGGCTCCTGGAACAGAGACGGAAAGAGACGGGGGCTGGAGGAGACAAGACCGAATCTGATGGTTTCTTCGAGGCGCTGGAGGCCGTATCACCTGATATATGGGCGGGAATAGATGCAAGTGATTACACCCTTCCGATGGGTTCCATTAAGCCAGAAGCAATGGCAATTGATGACCTGGTGGACGAAAGGGAGCCCGATCAAGAACCTTAACGGCATCGTCGCGGAGGGCGCTATCAGGGCGGGCAAGTCGGCCCCCATGTCATTCTCGTTTGTCTGTTGGGCGATGTCCCGATTCAACCACCAGAACTTCATCCTGGCTGGAAAGACGATAGGATCTCTCCGGCGAAACGTGATCGCCCCGCTCAAGAGGATGCTACTCGGCCGCGACATGGTCTATATCGACCACCGGGCCGATAATATGGTCGAAGTCTCATATTGCGGTATCACGAATTACTTTTACCTATTCGGCGGTAAAGACGAGGGGAGTCAGGATCTCGTCCAGGGCATCACGGCGGCGGGGGCATATTTCGACGAGGTCGCCCTCCAGCCAGAAAGCTTCGTGAATCAGGCCGTCGGTCGATGTTCGGTGGATGGCGCGAAGCTCTGGTTTAACTGTAACCCCGAGAGCCCATATCACTACTTTAAGACGAAGTGGATCGACCGGGCGAAAGAACTCGGCCTCTACGTGATGCACTTCCTGATGGATGACAACCCAAGCCTCACCGAAGCCACGAAAGCTCGATATCGGCAGCTTTACGCTTCGGGGTCGATCTTTTACAAGCGGTACATCCTCGGCCTCTGGTGCCTGGCGGAAGGTGCGATCTACGATTTCTTCAGCTCGGACCCTAAAGACGGTTTTGTGGTGGATAAGCTACCCCCGAGCTTCTCCGCATGGCGCGTGGCGGTGGACTATGGCGCGAGCAACCCCACCGTTTTTGGTCTATATGGTTTGGCCTCGGGGGTTTGGTACAAAGTCAAAGAGATGTATCACGACCCAACGGTCGGGGGCGGATCGAAGACCGACGCCGAGTACTCGGCCACGATGAAAGCCTTCCTCACTTGGAACGGCCAAGAAATCCGGCCCAAATCGATTGACGTTGATCCTTCGGCAAAACACTTCATCGGCCAACTTCGCCAGGACTTCCCCGGCATCGTCATCTATCCAGCCCGAAACGCCGTGGTGGACGGCATCCAGACGGTATCCCAGGCTCTTGTGATGGGGCTCTTCAAGATCTATTCAGGATGCCGAAAGACGATCGAGGAGCTTCTTAATTACGTCTGGGACGTGAAGGCACAGGAAAGGGGCGAAGACAAACCGGTAAAAAAATCTGATCACAGTTGCGATGAGACGAGGTACTGGGCGATGAGGGTATTCTACGGAATCGCCAAGGTAGGATCGAAGCCGAGGGGGATGTGAAATGACCGAATCCGAAGGGCTGAAATGCGCTTTATGCGGTGCGAAGCTGAAAGACCAAGACGCCTACGCGAAAGTGGCCATTTCAGCCGAGATCTTCGAATATTCGCGCGGTTCCGTCCATGCTACTGGCCAGAAGTGTACATGGGACGGGCTCCGGATTTGCGTTTCACATCTTGGAAAGATCGCCGGGAACATCGAGGACAACCTCGCCTACATGCGACGCCAGAGAGAGAGGGACGAATGATCACCGATATAGAGGCTCTATTCGCGAAGGGTGCGCCCTGGCCGCCGAAAGATACCGACACGGCCAACAGGCTCAAGAAATACGCCACCAATGAGAGCCTCTTCGTCGGAGAGCATGGCGAGGTCTGGAAAGACGAGATCCGGAAGCTTAGGGCCGACAAGTCGGGCGATCTTCGGCTCGTCTTGAACTTCTTCAAACGGCTCTCCCTCCTCTGGTCCGATCTCGTCTGTGGTGAGCCTCCGGAGGTATCGGCCGAATCCGACGCCGAGACCGACGCGATCGACCGGATCATCGAGGATACCGACTTCTGGACCGTGTTAAGCGATGCCATAATCGACGTCTCGAAGTTCGGCGATGCCGTCCTCAAGATCCGATATGACGGGTACGGGATCGTCGAGAACGTCCCGCCTGAGTACTGGTTCCCGATCGTCGATTCGGGGAACGTCAAGCGCGTTAAGGCTCACGTCCTCGCCTACACGATCGACGCCCGCGAAGAGCCGGGCCTGATCGATGTCGAAACGATGGTGAGCGCCGAAAATCAGTCTTTCCTTCCCGAAGCCACCATCAAGGCTTGGGAGAAGGAAAAGCCGATCTCCATCGGGCGCGTCCAGTATCTCAAGGTCGAAATTCATACGGTCGGCCGAATAGAGCATCGCCTATATCGGATCGCCGACGAGAAGATCGACGCTCAGCTCGACCTAAACCAGCTCCCAGAGTTCCGGGGCACGGTGGCGATCGAAGAGACGGGGATCGACGATTTCACGATTCAGCTCATCCAAAACGTCACCTCCACAAAACGGTATCATGGGATGGACGACTACCTCGATATAGCCGATATCATCAGGGAGCTTGAATGGAGGTACGCTCAGATCCTCAGAATCGAGGACAAGTTCTCCGACCCCTGGATGTTCGGACCCCCGATTGAGGAACAAGACCCCCGGGATGGTGAGTACAAAATCACCGGCGGGTCGAAGTATATCAACCTCGTCGAAGGTCAGTCGCCTCCGGGCATGATCACCTGGAACGGCGAGCTTCCGGCCAACTTCGTCACGATCGAGAGCCTGATGCAAAGGCTATTCGAGATCTCCGAGACGTGCAAGGTAGCTTTCGACGCCTCCGCTGGGGGCCAGGGGCTTTCGGCTCAGGCTCTCCGGATCATGCTCACAGCTCCATTGAAAAAGGCCAACAGGCTCCAGACGAGGACGACGCCGACGATCAAGAGGCTCCTCCGGCTATGTTCGGCCCTGGAGGTCAACGCGGGCATGGCGGGCGCGGTGGAGCTTACCGATCTAAAAATCACATGGCACGACGGCCTCCCCGCCGACGAGATGGCCGACGCCCAGAGGGATGCAGTTCTGGTGACGGGCTCTGTCCGGTCGGCCCAGGGTCTAATGAGGGACCGGGGCTTCTCGGAGGACCAGATCGCGGAAGAGTTCGGCGAGATGATGAACAGGATTTGATTTCATGATCACATCGATCATGATGACGACTCACTTCTGCCTGCCTGTTGGAAAGACGGCGGAACGATACCGGGCCGGGTGGTGATCCGATCGATGAGACCATGTGGTGCATCGCCATGTACCTGGATGACAACTGGCAAGAGATTTTCATGTCGTCGATTGCCCCGGAGCCGGGGTGGGGGATAGAATAGAGGTTGATAGGATGGCAAATACAACCACGATAGCCGCAATCAAGACCGCCCTCGATGGCGAGGTCGATGCTCTGAATACCCTGAATTCGGGAACGCCGACGGCCAAAGAGCTGGAGGCCGGGCTCACCCGCCAGATAGGAGCGATGTTGGCCGCGGGCACCATAGCGATGCAGAGCCGGGTCGAGGATAGCTGATGATTGATCCTGTTGATCACTGGTGGATCGACGCTTGAACACCACGGGCGACTCGCGCCCTAAAACTGAGGCAATATTCATGACAGAAAATGAAAATAACGCGGGAACGCCTCTCGCTGGCAACGAAGGCGGGGAACCAACTACTCCCCCTGTGGGGGAGGGCGAGAAGCGGCTCACTCAGGCCGAAGTGGACGCCATAGTTCAAGATCGGCTCAAGAGAGATCGGAAGGCGAGAGAGGAAAAGCTCGCCGAAGAGCTTGGCGTCTCTCTGAAGGAAGCGAAAGAAATCATCGTTGCAAAGCGAAAGCAGGCAGACGACGAAAAGACCGAACTCCAGAAGGCGACCGCCAAAGCCGCCGAACTGGAGGCGAAACTCAAAGCCAGGGAGATCTCGGATCTCAAGCGATCCAAGGTCGAAAAGCTGATCGCCGAAAAGAAGATCAGGCTCCCCGATGGTGTTTCAATCTCCGACGTCCTCCGGACGGTTCCAGGCGAGACAGAAGACGAGATTGAAGAGGGCGCGTCCCTCCTCCCCCGTCTCTTCCCGCCAAACGTGCAGGTAGGCGGCGCGGGCACGAATCCGGCCAACCCGACCGGGAAGCCCCCCGACCTGGACACTCAGATCAAAGAGGCGGAACTCAAAGCCATGCGTTCGGGCGATCCGAACGACTGGAAGAGAGTGACCGCCTTGAAAATCAAGAAACAAGGGTTATAGGTGAAACGAAATGGCTAACGCTGATGCCTCCGCAACGTACTGGAACACTCCCCAGTATCACGGCCAGCTCCTAACGCTTGGACTGACCGACAAGAATTGCAAGTTTCTGAACATGATTGGCGGCCTGGGAACGATGGGCCGGGCCGGCGGAGCGAAGACCACGACCGTCTTGAAGTTCCCGCTCAACTCCGAGAACGCCTTCGACGCGGCCTCGCAGCAGGACATCACTGAAGACGAGACTGCCACCACCCCCACACCCAGGAACTACGACCGGGCGCAGACCGAGTACAACTACATCCAGATATTCCATCGGGGCGTCGGCGCGAGCTACCTCTCCCTGAGCGCGAAGGGCGTCCTGTCTGGTCTGCCTATCATTGGCGATGTGCAGGACGAGAACGACCCTTGGACCGACAACCTGAACATGAATATTAGGCAGATGGCGATAGATATTGAGTACCACATGCTCAACGGCCAGCCCAACGAATCCGCCTCTTCCGCCGAAGCTTCCAGGATGGCCGGTCTTTTCGCCACCCAGAACAAGGACGGTGGGGCCGCGCATACCCTCAACACTAACAAGGTGGACGCCGACGGCGATGCCCTCACGGTGGCGGATGTGGACGCTCTCCTCCTCCTGATGAAAGAGACGAGCTACGCTCCGATGGTCAACCCCGTCTTCATCGGTCGGTACAGCGCCATCAAGGAGCTCGCCGACCTCTACGGAGTTACCATCATGGCCGGGCCTACCAACTCCATCGGGACCCTCTCTGGTCAGATCGATACCATCGTGACTCAGGCCGGGCGGTTCCCGCTGGTGGAGGTTCCTCAGTGTCCCGAAAACACCCTCGGCCTGATCGATCTCGCCTACGTGAGCCCTGTCTTCCTCCCCGTACCTGAGCGGAACGGGCGGCCCGGTGGCTACATGTTCTTCGAGCCGATCTCTAAGGTAGGGGCTGCCGACAGAGGCCAGCTCTACTGCCAGATCTCCCTCGACTACACTACCGAGCACTACCACGGGAAGATCTACAACTTCTGAAGGACGACGAGGTGACTAAGAAAATGAAGCGAATTCTAACCATCCTCGCCATCCTCTCCCTGATCGGAGCGGTGACGGCCCTACCTAACTTCGGCCCAGCACAGGGCTTCTCGAACCGGGGCGACATATCGTTAGGCGGGGATCTCACCGTCGGCGACGATGCCGACGTAGTGGGAGACCTCACCGCCGGAACCATCGCCTCGGATGGTGCTGTGACCGCCACGACCACCGTAACCGGTGAGCAGCTCACCTCCACAGACGACGCCACCATAGCCGATACGCTCACCGCTGATGATCTCGTTTCGGTGAACGACACGACCGTAGGCGGCGATCTAGATGTGGACGGCGCGACGACCCTCGATGGCTTGACGGTCGCTGAGACCGCGACGTTCACCGGACCGATCGTCCAGACTCCGATCGTAAAGGACGCCGACTACACGGTGCTTGACACCGACGGAACGATCTTCCATGTAGGTAACACGACCGCTAACCAAACTATCACCATGCCGACGGCCGCCGCTAACGCTGGGAAGTTCTTCATGATATCCGTGACGACCGATCCAGGTGACTTCGACGTGATCATCGACGGCGAGGGCGCGGAGACGGTCGGCGGTGCGGCGACTCTGACCACGACCGATGCAGTAGGGAGCTTCTATTATTTCTACTGCGATGGGGTAGCCTATCGAAAGGTTGCATCTCTGGGGACCTGGTCATGAAGCTGAGAGTCAAGCGGGCTCATCGCCCCTACCCTGGGATTTTCCTCCGGGTAGGCGACGAGATCACGCTTGAGCCGGACATGATGGCGGCCGAGCTGGTGCGCCGGGGCTTCTTTGACGAAGTCCCGGCCCCTCAGCCGGTGGCGGAGGAGAAGCCGAAGAGGTCGAGGAGGAAAGATGAAGCCGGAACTGATTAAGGTCGAGACGATCGCCGTCACCGTGACGGCCGGGGGCGTGGCTTCTGGCGTCTCGAAAGCGATCAATGGCGAGATCCTTAAGCTCGTTTACGACAAGGGAACGATAAACGCGGCCTCTACTCTCGCCACCAAAGAGACCGACACCTCGGAGCAGATCGACAGCTACGATATCAACGCGGGATCGGCTGTCCGGTATCCGAGGGCGGCGATCACCGGGGCGAGCGCGGGGGATAACAAGTGGACGCCGTTCCCGGTCCATGGATCGCTCACGGTGTCCGGGACGGGGTGCGCCGCGTCGAAAGCGTGTTCGGTGAAAGTCTACTGGCGGTGATCCTGTGCCTCTCCTCATCCTTCTGACTTCGGTCTCTCATCTAGGCGAGGACTATGCTGCCGGGGAGGTCGTAGATTCGGTGGCGATCGGGATGGACTACGGGACGGCGCGGGATCTCATTCAGAATAGGCAGGCGGAGTTGGCACGATGACCATAATACTAGAAGATAGGGCGATGATCCCAAAATTTGAGCTGGCGGGCGTCGCTGCTCGGCTTAACAGCCTGGAGAACTACAACGCCACCATCGAGGACATCCGATGGGAGCTTGACAAGTTCTCGATCGAGAAGCGGCTCGGCTTCTCGGGGCTCGACGATATCCAGATCCAGCAGATGATCTCCGACCTCCAGGACGCGGGGAAGCTCCGGCTCACCATCCGGGGAGGGTCCAATGTTCTGGCATTGCCGAGGCCTGCCGCTCTCGCCGGTGGTATATCAGGCGACAGCGTCTTTGCCACCATATCCGGGATCGAGCGGCCCTTCGAGGTCTGGTTCTTCCTGAACAATACCCGGAAGATCGTCAACGTTATCCCCGAGGGCAACAGCTCCGCCTCGTCCGGGACCACCAAAACGTCCATCGGCGCGGTGTCGGGCGACGTTGTCTCGTGGGCTCGGGTGGTGGAGGTTGACGGCGGGACGGTCGTGGGGTGGTTGGGCTCGGCGGCGGTGCCGTAGATGGCCGATGAGGTGAAGCTGGCCGGGAACGACGGTATAGTCTTGACGGGCTACTCTACGAATACATGGGCGTACTTCCAGAGATTTGGTGCGGTGGCAAGTGGAAAAGTTACGCAGTTCCGCCTAAAAATCAAGGCCACGACGAATCTCAAGGTAGCCATATATTCCGATATCGATGGGGTGCCGGGCACGTGTCTAGCGCAGACGTCTAGCATATTCGCATCCATCCCGAACGACTGGAACTCGTTGGATTTCGACGGTCCCAGTGTAATCCAAGGAGCTACGTATTGGTTGGCGTGGACTGGCACATCGGGTGAAGTAGTCCATCGGCACTCTTTGGGAGGGGTGGAGAAATTCTTATCCGCACCGAATTATAGTTCGTTTGTATATCCTAATAATCCAGCCCCATTAAATTCAAATGTGCGCAACTATGCCGTTGCTGTATGGGGGACTATCCCCTCCGGCGGCGCGGGGCGGCGGATCGGCTCAAAATCGCGACTCATCGGAGGACCGAGCCCGCTGATAGGCGGTCCAAGTCCGCTCATAGGGTGATATGATGGAAGTCTACCAGGCAGGGGAAACAGTATACAGCCAATTCAATACCCGCGACGGCGACGGGGCTCCGATCACTTGGGCTGGATCGCCAGCGGTCGCCGTCCGGAAGGACGCGGCCACGGCCACCACCACCGACGGCGTTTCCCTGGTGGTAGACTCCGGCTCTGTGACGGGCCTCCACACCCTCACCATCGACACAAGCCAGAACGGTACGTTCTACGCTACCGGCCACGAGTTCTCTGTGATCGTCACGGCTGGAACGGTAGACGGCACCTCGGTCGTCGGGGAGGTCGTCCTGCGGTTCCGGCTCGGGGAGGTCCCCGCAGACGTCCAGGCATGGGACGGCGGCGCGGTGCCGACTCCCGCCGAAGCCGGGGACGAGATGGATCTGGTAGACGCCCCGAACTCGACAGCCGTGGCGGCCATCCAGAGCGGGCTCGCCACTCCGGGCGACATCCCCGACATCTCGGACCTCGCCCTAGAAGCGACCGTCGCCGCTCTGAATGACCTCTCATCGGCCGAGGCCCAGGCAGCCGCCACCGCTGCCCTGAATGCTTATGACCCGCCGACGAAAGCCGAGATGGACGCCGCCCATGCCCTCCTGGCAACGGCGGCGGCCCTGGCAACGGTGGACGGGATAGTCGATTCGATCATCGAGGATACCGGGACGACCATTCCCGTTCTGATCGGGTCGCTGCATATCTCCCAGGGGGCCGAGACGTGCAATTATACCGTCTACGATACCGACGGCGCGACGCCCTTATCGGGCGTAAAAGTGGAGGTGACGACCAACGAGGACGGGTCGGGCCACGTGACGACCGGGTGGACGGATGCTTTCGGGATCGTGACGTTCAAGCTCGATCCTGGAACTTATTACTTGTGGCGATCTCGATTCGATCGGGTGTTTGTAAATCCTGATATTGAGGTGGTGGAATGAGCGATTGGGAAGGGTCGGCATCAGAAACGGTTGCCGGCGATGACTTCGATGATTCGTATGTCCTATCGGAGACGGTCCTGGAGACATACCTCACAAACGATCCCAGGGCGGCCGCCATCGCCCTGAAAGCGGCCTCGGCATCGGCTCAGGCCTGGTACTGCAAAGAAGCTACCCGGACCATCGACGCCCTCCCTCTCCGGGGCCGAAAATACCGGAGGGATGGGACCCAAGCTCGCCAGTTTCCCCGCGAATACCAGACGCCGGACGGATGGTGGCCTGACACGAACGAGGCAGATGGATCGGTCGAAGTCCCGCAAGCTGTCATAGATGCGTGTTGTGAAGAGGCCATCGCGATCTACGATAGGGAGACGACCTCGACCGACCGGAAAGCCCGATCCGACTTGATCCGCCAGGGCGTGACTCACGTCACCTATTCAACGACCTCCGAGACCTACGCCGTCGGAACCGCCGACCGGATGAAGGGGCTCGAATCGAAGCGGGCTTATGATCTCCTCGCCAAATACATTTTACGATCCGCCCCGATAGTATGACCACAACTCAGGACGTCGGTGACCGATGGGCGAAGAACATCGCCGCCGCATTCCTCAAATGGCAGGCCGAAGTCGAGGTGAAGGGCCGGAAGAACTTTCCCGTCACCCCCTTCGACCCGTCGCCGTTCATCGAGGAGGCGTTCCTGGAAGGCGGGAAAAAAGAGCTTGAGGAGGTCGGGAAGCTCGTCGGGATGGGCGTCTCTTTCGACCTCAAGAGCCCCGAAGCGATCGCCTGGTTGGAGAAGTTCTGCGGCGACGAGATCAAGTACATCGACGCCGGGACGAAGGCCGGGATCCGAGAAACGATCCTCCGAGGGTTCCAGGAGGGACTTTCGCCGAATGAACAAATCAAGATCATCAAGCAGAACGTCGGGCTTATCCCCCAGCACGTCCAGGCCGTCCGAAACTTCGAGGCCGGTCTTGAGAAGCTGGACATGGACGAATCCGCCCGTAAACTGGCGGTGGACCGATACCGCAACAAGCTCCTCCGGTGGAGGGCGAGTACGATCGCTCTTTCGGAAGGGCATACGGCGGCTAACGAGGGTTATAGGGAAGCCAACCGGGGGGCGGTAAAGCGGGGCATCCTGAGCCCTGACGACTGGGAGCGCGAATGGCTCGTAACTCCTGACGAGCGGCTTTGCTCCCTCTGTCGTCCCATGTCCGGGAAAAGGGCGGAGCTCCCTGATGGTCAATTTGAGGGCGGCGGCGACGGACCGACTCTACATCCGAGATGCCGGTGCACTGAGATTCTGGTGGCGAAGAAATGAGCATAACCCCCATGCGGCAAACCTTCACCTGGCGAAAGGCGACGGGCTCGGGCCTGTACGGGCCGACGTATACCGATTACGAAAATCAGAAATGCCGCTATACCGAAGAGATTAAGCTCATCAGAACCGCCGGCGGCCAGGAGATCACCTCCACCGCTCTCCTCCGCACCATGTCAGCCGTCCAGCCGGGCGACTTCGTGATCTACAATAGCGGAACGCCTCGCCCCGTCCTGGCGGTCCTCTCGCCGACGGGCGTCGGAGGTCAGAATATTGAGTATGAGGTGAGGTTGTGAAGATCACAGAATGGGCCGCTGCATCTGTAATTCAGAGAGCGAAGGAGAAGGCGATGGATGGCCTGGAAGAATGGGCGAAGGGCGAGGTCCTCTCGGAGATGAAGCGGCAATGCCCGGTCGCTCTCAAAGGCGGTGGAACGATGAGAGATAACCTCGGATGCGAGCGCGAAGACGATAATATCATCCTCGGCGGCGGCGGTCCAGCGAAGGATTATATCTACATCCAGCACCAGAGGGCCGATTTCAATCACACGACAGGCAAAAGTCATTTCATCGTGGACCCTGTGGAGCAACTTGCGGGAAACGCGGCGAAGTACGTTGAAAAACATCTGAGGCAGACATGAATCCTAAAATAATCATCCTGGCAATCCTGGCGGCCGTGATCGCCCCGGCCGCCGGAGTGGAGATCAGGGGCGACTACGCCGGGGACGGGGACTTCCAGATCCGGTCCGGCCTCGGCGGCCAGACGGTGGCCGCCGGGGGCCGCAACGCTTCGATGGCATACGGCCAGATTTTGACGGGATCCGGCGCTTTCGCGGGCCTGGATATGGACGGTGATAGTGGATCGTTCCGGATGATCGGGAATTTCGGGCTATCTCATCTAGCGCAGGTATCCGGCGCATCGGCGATCGCCGCGAGGACGCGGGTGGCCGGGAACGTCTCGATCTATGCCCTCCAGGGAGTCGGGACCTACCGGGAGAGGATCATCCAGACGATAGGCTGCCGCGGAAAACCAGCATACCTCGCCGAGGTGGACATGGTCGGCAGCTTCGACGTGAACTCGTCTGCGACTTCGGACAAGATCCCGCCCGAACTGCTGATTGAGGAGGTCTGAGAATGGCAAAAGAAAAGATAGGATGTTGTCCGACGACGGGCCTCACTTCCTGCGATCAGGGGGGCTGCGGCGGCGGGATGCTGGAGGAGCTCGAAGGCTGCTCCATGGCCCCGACGAAAAAGTTGGGATGCACCGACGACGAGGGCGCGATCTTCACGCCCGCAGGATTCACAGGTGGCCGCCACTCTGGCCTCCGCTACATGGCCTCCCCCCAGTGCGGGCCCGTCCCGGGGACCTCGCGGGGTATGAGGCGGGCCGAGTGGATCAGCTGGACGAAGGGCATGGGTCACCGGGTGGATCCGGTGGATGCCATGGCCGACCGGCTCAAGGCCGCGGGGCTATACGAGTATGCCCTGACTGAGCCGACAGGGGAGGAGTGAGATGGATCTCCTCGCCGAAATCCGCCAGCATCGGCGCGATATCGAGATGGCGCAGCAGATCGAGGATCCGGCCACCCGCAAGACGAGGGTCGATGGCTGGAAGGCTCACGTAGCCCTCGAATGCCTATGTACGGATTATCAGGATCAGATGGCCCGCCCCGACGTGAAGGCGGCATATGACGAGTTGATGGGGATGAAATAGTGCCAGCCGGAGACTATGTAGAAAAGGAGCTGATATCGAAGCGGTTCATCCTGGCTGCGGCGATCACGCTCGGATATGTCCTTCGCCCTGGAGTCATCCCGCCCGAGATGTTTGGGATGGTCATCGGATTCTACTTCGCCGGTCATGCTCCGGCGCTGGCGGAGAAGATCCGAGGAGGGGGATAGATGGTGGGGGAGGACGCCCTCCTGGAAGCGACGGGGGGAGACTTCAATCTCGTCCTGATCGCCGTCCTCGTCTTCTCCCTGATCGGAGCCTTCATCTGGGCTTTGAAGATGATCATCGCCCAAAACCAGAGGTTTCAGGATAACATACTGTCGAAAATGAACGATATCGTCCAGGCCCTCAAAGACTACAAGTGCGATACCGAAAAGAAGTTTGACGATCACGACCAGCGGGCGGAACGAATCGGCAAAGACGTTTCCGAGATGAACACAACCCTCAACCGGCGGCCTTGCATACGAGATGATCGGCGATGATCCGGCGAGAGATATTGCGATTCTCTACGGGTCATGTGCCGGTATTTTTTGCTTGCTGATGGCAACGTTGCTTATTACGTTGAAATTATGGCTGGATGTATATCATCATCGCTGGTTGGAAGCGATTGAGGAATTGATGGATGAGGTGAAAAAGTAGTATGAATCCGGTCGTCAAAGACGTAGCCGACGCCCTCGCCGCCGCCGGATATACCAACATCCGGGCATACGGCTTCGACGAGTCCAGCGCCTCACAGATTGCCATCTTTCCGGCCGGGGGATCTGGCTACATCGTCTCCGGGGGCGATATCGAGAAGCCACGCGTCCAGATCCAGGTGAGGCGGGCGTCCCTGGAGACGGCCCAAACCGACGCCCTGGCGATCCGGGACGCGCTCCACAAGATGACGGCGTTCGGTCATTCAGTGGCGATGATCTGGGAGGGCCGCCACCCCGATCATTATGTGGACGAGAACGGGCGGCACGTATTCATGATCGATTTTAGAGTCATCCGCTGCATAGCGGATTAAATGAGGTGATTGAAAAATGGTATTAGCACCAGACGGATTGGCGACTCTGACCTTCACGGTAGACTCCTCCGTTGCGCTCGGATGCGTCTCTTGTGATGTGGACGACAAGATAGAGATGCAGGATATCACCTGCGATACGAACACCGCTAGGGCGAGGTATCCGGGCCTGGATGACGGGACCGTAACCGCCAGCTTCATCGAGGACGACGACGACGCCGGGCAAGATAAGATCAGGGCTTCCAAACCAGCGCATACGCTTCTGGCTTATAGCGTTGTGAAGGGGACTCGGACCTTCAGCTTCTCCGCCTACGTCGAATCGATCAAGAGGCCCGGCGGTCCCGGCGACGTGCAGAAGATGGACGTAACATTCGCAGTCAGTGGCGGGATCACCGAAACGTGAGGCGATGAGATATGGCCCTGAGCCCGACACCGGGATCTTATGTCCGAGTCTACAGGGGCTCGGGCGCTGATCAGGACTATAGCGACGAGGCTATGGAGGAGGTGGATTTCTCCGATTCAAAGTGGGGGGGCTATCCCCGGTATACCGTCTGGAGAATCACTGACGCATCCAAGAGGATGATGAACGACTCCACCGTTCCAGTATTCCAGTTCCAGAACGAGGGGGAGGGCGAGTGGGCGACACTGACGCCTGACGCCATCTGGTATCCATCTGGCTACATCTACGTAGCTTCGGGTCTCGATGAAGGCGATCTCGTCCGATGCCATACCGGAAAGTACATGGTCGCCTCGGAGATCTTCGGGGCTACCAATGCCGACTTCGAAGACAAGACCGAGATGCACGAAGTAACCGACTTCGGGAAAGAGGCCCGCGAACGGTTCCCCGGTCTGGATGATTGGAACGCCACCATCGAGGCTTTCGTCGCCTCCAAATGCGCCGAGATCACGACTTCAGGGGGGGCGGCCAACAGCCATATCAGAGTCCTCCACCGAACGGGCGGGACGGCTGGGAACAACATCACCATCGACTTCCAGGATAACGACGCCGAGGCCCTTGCTGTAACCGTCGTCGCCAACGCTATAACCGTCGATCTTGATACCGATCTAGGATCTCCGATATCCACCGCCGACGAGGTCATAGCCGCGATCAACGCCAATGCCGACGTTCAGGCCCTGGGAGTCTATGCGATGCGGGCTGCCGGGGAGACGGGCGCGGGCGTCGTCGCCGATTCGGGACCCTATACTCTCGCCGGTGGAGCTGCCGAGCTGGACTTCGCCGGGATGAAAGGGGTTAAGCAGGTCTTCGCGTTCTATCGGGATTATGATAATGGCCTGATGTACCTGGGATTCGGCTACGTCGATTCTGTGACCGGGGCGGGCGATCCATCCAACCCGGCGAAAGCCACCTTGAAGGTGAGCGGCCATAACTTCCCGCTCCGGCACGTGGTAGAGACGCCATAGGGAGATCCCCGATGACGGCGAATTGATGAGGCAATTCGCATGAGGGGCTCCCTCAACTCTTTGCATTACATTATTATCCAGAATTGTTATTTTAAGTTCTGGGCGACTTTCAGATAGGGGGGCGATACTTAAGACCCCCCAGAAACGAGGGAGAAAATAATATGAGTAAAGCAAAAGGACTGAGAAGCATAACCGTAAAGATGGGCGAGCCGGTCGAGCTTTCCTGGCCGTTCCAGCGGGTGGAACGATTCGAGGCCGAGGCTAACAAGTGGCTTTCGGAGGCGGGTATCTCAAAAAAATACCTCCCAGCTCAACTCATCTTGGCCCAGTACGTCACGCTTGCCCCGATATCTCGGCTGGCGATCGAGGCGGCAACGGGGCTCCGGGGGGATGAGGTGGACGAGGCCCTGGCAAAATATGAAGGATCACGACTCGACCTCACCAGGGACATCCTCGAATCATATTCCCTGATGGAGGACCCTTCTCATGCTGCCTCAATGAGGAAGAGTTGGACTACCTCCGACGAGCTCCGGGCGATGGAGAGGGAGGCCGAGACGGTGGATCAGATCGAGGATCTGATGAAGAGGCTGGAGGCAAAAACCAAAATCCTCTCTGGCGGTCTCGGATCGCCTACCTTGAGATCGGGCTCCGGCCCGACGAAGCCGCCGGATACTGTCTAAACGATCTGCTCCCTCTCCTCTATCGCCATAGGCGGCAGCAGGAGGCCGACGCCCGGAACCAGCAGATCCTGGCATGGGACATAAGCCGGTGCGTCGGAAACCTATTCGGCAAAAACCCGAAGTCCTTCGCTGACCTCTTCCCTGGAGGAGAGGGGGTGAAGGCTGAAAAAAGCTTGAGGGAAAAGGCGATCGCTAAGGCGCGTCGCCTCGGTCATCCGGTGCCGGATTAGCGCGGCTCCATCGCCAGCCGCCTCATATAATCCCATCCTTCCGGCGGTGAGATTCTAACAATCGATAGAGCCTCGTCGAAGGCGAGGCCGTCGGCGAGCGATTCGAGCAGAAACCCGGCTACGGTATCCTTGGGATAGGGCAAAGCCATTAGCAGATCCATTACGTCATCAACCGACCGATCGACGTAATGACATATCTGGATTACGTCACTCTCGAATTGAACGACGCGGGCGATTGCTCTAGGCGGGACGCCGAAGATGAAGGGGGAGGTCATATCATCCTTTCCTCATTCAGCGTTGCATTGACCCGCTCGGCGATCTCCTCCGAAGAGTACCCGTCTTTGGCTAGATCACAGATCATTTCAGCGACCTCGGGGGCGCTGATAACGTACATCTGTGATATCTTCTCGGCGACTCCTCTGAGATCTCTTCGGAGATGCCGGACGGCGAGCCCGTCCTCGATGAGCTTTCGGCCCATCACCGACGGGCCGACGTCATCTTCGAGGGCGGCCTGGTATATCTCCTCCGCAATCTCAGCAGAGATTGCTACGGTGAGGGTGGCGGTGTACTTCGCCATCCCTACACCTCATCAGTGAGCCGGTATCCCAATGCACCCTTCGGACCGACACTATCATATTCCAGGTGGAAACGGCCGGGGAGCTTTTCATTGACGCGATTTGCGAAGTTTCGCAGGCTCGCCTCATATCGGCCCATGTAATTCTTTGCCTTTCCCCGGATCACATCAATATCATATATCACTACTGCTATTTAAGCTTATCGTTATGGGAGCCTAAACTATGGTCTCGGAAAAACTCGGCGCGGCGTTCATTGAGATAGGGGTCGACACCGGCGGATTGACGACGGGCCTCGCCGGGGCGAAGGCGCAAGTTACTGGATTCGGAGCTTCCGCCTCGTCGGCGTTTGCTGGTCTGGCATCGTCGATCAATCCAGTGACAATAGCGATAGCCGGAGCCACCGCTGGAGTCGTCGCGTTATCGGCGGCGTTTGTTGGGTCGGTCAGGTCTGCAGCACAGTGGCAGACATTGATGGTAGATGTCCAAAAGGTGACCGACACCACCGCAAGCGAATTCGCGACTCTATCCAAAGAACTTCTCGCCATCCGAGGCGAAACTGGCGCGTCGATGGCCGACATAACCGGGGCAGCGGCCGGGGCCGGGCGGATGGGGATAGATGCGTCCGAGATCGCCGATTATACTAATGTCGTTTTGAAAATGTCGTCGGCGTGGGGGATGTCTGCGGATGCTGCAAGTGATTCCATTGGGAAAATCGGGTCGGTCGTCAAGCCCGCTGAGATGTCATGGACTGAGTTCGGCAACAGAATGGGCTCCACCATCAACGATCTCGCCGACTCGATGGCTACGTCCGAAGAGTCGATCGTCACCGGCATGAAAAAGGTATCGGCTCAGATGGCGATGCTGAAGCCCGATCCAAGCCAGCTATCAGCGTGGGCGGCTCTCGTCGGCCAGCTTCAGGCGTTCGGCATGACCGCCGAGACGTCAGGCGAGTCCTTACGTGATTCCCTCAATTACATGATGAGGGATGACAAGGGCGGCATCTCGTCCATGTTGGATATGGACACAACCGAATTCCAGGAAGCCATCCGAGAGGACGCCATCGGAACCATCCAGGAGCTTGCCGTTGCCATATCAGAATTGCCCATCGATGAACAGGGGCAGGCTCTTCAGAAGTTTGGAGCCACTGGCGGCCAGATGATGGGGATGCTGGTTGGTAAGGTCGACCCGGTCACAAAGGAAATCGAGGGCCTCAATGCGGCCCTGGCAACGGGCGCGGGTGCGTGGGAAAACGCTTCCAGCCTTAACGAAGCCTACGCCAAATCGCAGGAAACTCTAAATGCTCAGATAGAAATTTTTAAGGGGAAGATATCTGTTGCCGCTACCAGTATAGGGACAGTTCTTCTTCCGTTTCTCACCGACATGATGGGGGACATCAACGGCATCACTCAGGCACTCATGGATCTGGGGGCGAAGGGCTGGAAGTGGCTTTACGGTGGCGTCGATGACGAGGGAGCCGAAACCAAAGGCGCTATCGGGCGGCTGACTGGCTGGCTGGACGAAAAGCTCGGCATCGAGTACGGGGCCAAGCTAGGAGAGGAGATGGGCGAGGCGGCGGCCCCGGAGGTCGCCGAAGGCGTCCAGGCCGGTCTAGAATCCGTCGATGGGAAAGGCGCCGGGGAGAAGGTCGGGAAAGCTTTTGGGGATGCCGTCGCCGAGATGACGAAAGCGGGAGTCTCCAGGGAGATCGCGTCGATGTATGCCCTGGGGGCGTCGGGGGACCTCGCAGCCCTGGAGATGTGGAACCAGTACTCGGGGAGAGAGCAATCGGGCTATAGATACGGCGAAATGTTCTCGGCCGGGGGATCGGATATCGTCTTCGGCTACAACAAGAGTAAGGGATCTCCGTACCTCCTATCGGTGGGGAATGTCCAGAAGGGCTTCGGATCGTATGCAGCGGCCGAGGAGTGGCTCCGGACGGAGTATCCGATGGTCTACGCTGCGATGGATCCTCGGCAGCTCGACGTGGCGATGAGGACGGCCCGGAGCTCCACATACTTCGACGACGATGCCGTCGTCGTCCAGCTCAAGGCGGAGCTAGCGGGCGGGAAGTCTGCATGGGATCTGTTCGCCGAGGAGCTCGCCCCGACCCAGGCTCAGATAGCCGAGATCCAGGCCGCCTATGAATCAGCGTTCCAGGAGGCGATGGGCGGGGGCGCATTCGTCGGCGACATGAAGACGGCGATGGAGGACCTGGGAAAGACGGGCGCTAAAGCCTTCTCGGACGGCTGGATATCCGGGACCGAAGCCGCCGAGATGGTGGCCGAATATTCGCGGCTCAAGGTATTCGATCCAGAGAGATACACCGAGCTAGGGGGAGATGGGGCCGTAGCGTTCTGGGAGGGCGCGAAAGAGAAGCTGGAGACGTTGGCTGCTCTGGAAGCCGCCGGACAGCTGGGGACGATCGAGTATAAGGATGCTCTGGAGGATCTGTCTCAGCATCTGAATGACCCCGCGAATACGGTATATGTGAGGGGGAAGCTGGACGTGGGGGTCTCCCCCGAAGTCTCGGCCTTCCGAGAGGCCCTCCTCTGGGAAGACTGGGGAGGATCTGATGCTGAGATAGGGCTGTGGAAGTATCGGGATGACCTGGTAGATCTGCATTATGCGGTCGAGACTGCGACCGAATACCAGGGAGATCTGGCCCGGGCCTTCGATATCGTGACGAATGCCGGGAAACATGAAAATCAGGTGGTGGAGGAGGCCATCAACCTTCTCCACCTATACACCGATATTCCCCTGAGCTCCATTCGGGGGATAGCAGACTACTACAAATCGATAACGGACGAAGTAGGGAAATCTAAGAAGGAGATCAAGAACTGGGGGGAGCAGGTAGATGCGTCTCTTGCGTGCGCTTGCGGGGCCATGTCAGACTTCGCGAAGTGGCAGGAGGACCCCAAAAATCAGATGTTCCAGCCCTCCGGGATCATGAACTCGAAAAAGTATTTCGAGGAGATCCTGGCGAATCCTGATCAGTACCGGCCCGGTCAGGTCGAATATGCAGTAGAACTGTATGCACAATGGAAGATAGACGAGGACGCCAAAACTCGACTGATCGAGGAGTCGGGGTTCTCGGCTGATGAGCCTCTCGAAATTTCGGTGGTCCCCGTCCTGAGCGATTCCGCGTTCGAGACGGCGGTCGAGATGCCGATCATTCCCACCATAGGGGACGGGGCCGAGTCAGAAATAGAGGCTACCGTAAACCTTAAAGGAAGAGAGGCGGCCGAGGCTATCCGGGCCGCAGGAACTGCCTTCGTGGCGTCGGGCCGCCAGGCCGGGGACTATCTCGTCACGACCTCGACCACCCTGAGAGGCCAGATATCCGACGCCGGGACGGCGTTCCGGGAGCAGGGGTTTGCGGTATCGTCGAAATTCCGATCTGATGTGTACTCGGCGGGCTCGAATTTCTTTTCGCGAGTAGACGCGGCGGCGGCCCGGCTGGAGGA